CATGGCCACAAGCGTGAGCCCTGGACTGGGCACACCAAGGCATAACTGGATCAGCCTGAAGAAAAAAGAACCTGGTGCTGGCAGTATGAAAAAGAAACTGATGGAGTTGTTCCCTCATCTTCGAGATGATGAGATCGATGTGTTGGCATCTGTGACTACCAAGAAAGAGCTTGATCAATACTTGAAAGATCTTGGCCAAGATACCAAATGAGTTATCAATGCAAGTATTGCAATAGACCATTTGTCAAAGAAACAACTTTGGCAGTGCATGTGTGTGAACAAAAGCGCAGGTATCAAACACAAGGTGAACCTGGAGACAGACTTGGGCTCATGGCATACTTGCGATTCTACGAACTAACACAAGGCCCCGGCAAAACAAAAACATTTGATGACTTTGCTTCAAGTCCCTACTACAAGGCATTTGTCAAGTACGGACGTTACTGTGTTGACACACGAGTAATCAATCCCAATCGCATGATAGAATGGCTGTTGAAAAACAACAAGAAGATTGACAACTGGTGCAGTGACAAAGTCTACACAGAGTATTTGCTGGAACATCTGCGTGTGGAGAATGTTTCCGACGCATTGTCTCGGGCCGTTGAATACAGCATGAATTGGACAGAAAAAACAGGACACCCTGCACATGACTGTCTCCGTTATGGTAACACCAATGCTGTATGTCATGCTATAGTAACAGGACGTATCAGTGCCTGGGTAATTTACAACAGCGAATCTGGACAAATGTTTTTGAGTGAACTCACCTCGGCACAAGTTGCCATGATCTGGTCTTATATTGATGCCGATATCTGGAATCAAAAGTTTCGAGATCACCCAGAAGATCGAAAATATGCACAAGAAATTTTAACACAAGCAGGATGGTAACATGATTAGAAACATTGCACCCGGCAACGGGATCAACGTAACAGGCAACAGTTACAGCACTCCCTACATTGACATGACTCGCGCCAGTGCTGGCATGGTAAGGTACAATGGTAGCAACAATAATTTGGAAATATATGACGGTTCCGGCTGGATGACTATAACAACCTCTTACCCTGTAGTTGAACTTTCAGGAGAAGTGCAAGGCATAATTGAGTGGGCTAGACAAAAACGTGCAGAAGAAGCTGAGTGGGAAAAACTAGCAGCCACCAACCCCACATTGCAAGATGCCATTGCCACGCTGAAAAAAGCACATGAGCAAGTTAAGATTATTGCGGCATTGACAACAACATGATTGCAATCGATTTTCAAGGCGGCGCACATGGGAACTTTTTGGAGTTTGCATGTAACAGCATGGTCAATGCAACCACCGGGTTACCTTTTAACAAGTATGGTGCATCACATGACAAACAATACACTAAAGATACGTTGTTTAAGGCCAGTCATTATTCAACATGGGGTCACGCAATAGAATGTAAAAAAGTTATCAGTGTTAGAATTCACGAAGATGACATATTAGAATTATCTGAAATCAGTTTGCTCAGAGCAGGAGACTATGGTTACGATAGCGATCAACTGGAAATTAACACCTATCATAAACTTAATAATCAATCTTATAAACCAGTACTAGACACAATCATGCAAAGTTACTTTACCAATCAAATTGCAACCAGTTACAATGCAGTACGTGATCCAAGCTGGCCTGATGTTAACACAATTAGTGATTTTGAAAATTTACCCGAGTATATAAAATCTGAATGTATTGAACAGCATCATTTAGAATTGCTAGAGCTCACAGCAGAACGTCCGGATTGCCCTAGACATGTGTTGCATGATTTTTTTATGCAGGGATTTTTAAATCCACACCAGTCTGGGTTTATCGAAACACAAAGAACAAAAATGACATATGGTCCTGAGTTTGACGTGTATAATTTTCCGTTTGGATGTTTTTACAACACAACTAAATTCATTCAAGAACTCAAACAAATTGCAACCTGGGCAGAATTGCAATACAATAACTGGGATAGTCTGATTGAGTTACATAAAGAATTCCTAAGTCGCCAACCATACGTTGGGTCCAAAACACGCTGCGATAATTTTATAAAAAAACTGTTGGTTGATTCCGGGGCTGCATGGCCACAACTGAATTTGCTTGAACAAGCGTACATAACAGCTCAACTTACATTGAAACAATGAGTGCAGATATTGATATTGACATGCCTGACAGGCAACGGGTGCTGGATCTAATTCAGTACACTGCGGCACAGCAAGGCAATGGCCGCAAACACAACTCTGGTATCTATGTAACACACATACCTCGTGATCCCATACACGACTGTGCTGCTATTGATTACGAAACTGCAGAAGCTCGTGGTTACTTCAAACTGGACTTTTTGAACATGAGTGTGTACAGCTTGATCAAAGATCCCGAGCACTATGAACAACTGCTTGCTGCCACACCGCCATGGCAACGGCTATGGACAGATCCTGCATGGACCAGTCAGTTGGTACACGTGGGCAACTACTATGATTTGCTTAAAGAGATGAAGCCTGACAGTATACCAAGAATGGCAGCGTTTATTTCAATTATTCGTCCTGGCAAGGCACACTTGCAACGCAAGCCCTGGGACGAAGTATTTGCTTCAGTTTGGGATGGAGATGCCACTCGAGGCTTTGTGTTCAAGCACAGTCATGCCATTAGCTATGCAGCACTGGTTGCCTTGCACATGAACTTGCTTAATTAATCCGTCTGACTAGAGTAATTGATTTACGTTTGCTCTTTCTGCGAGCAATATCTTCTAAACTGCACACAGGGCCATGCAGTATTTCTAGGTCTTTGTTGACAAAAGTCCTTAGACACACACGAAATTCGTCCCATTCTCCACGTAAAAATATGTTTATGGGTATACTACGGTTGCTCTCCCACCACCAAACGTTGGCCAAATCCAGGAACTTTCGCTTCTGCTCCTGGTCAACTATGACTCCAAAGTCGTAGATAGTTGTTACAGTAGTGTCTTGATTTTGTATAATACCCACGTATTCGTTGTTGGCATAAATGCACAACGTGATAAACGGGTACTTGTCAGTTAGCTTTTTAAATAAATCATTGCCCATAAATATTAGTTGGAGATTCCTATGTACTCAACCCCGGCGTATTTATATCAGCAGATTAACCGAATATTATTGATAGACACCAGCGGTGTGGGTGATGTTTTCAAACGGAGGTGGGACCCTGTGTACTCTAAAAAATTAACCATTAACAAAGGCGTTGACAACGTTCTTTTGTTTGAATTTGTAAATCAAGATCAAAAACCCGTGAACATCACTGGCAGCAATTTTGTGTTTAGATTGATCAACCGATCAGGTGTTGAGCTACTGTTTTCTAAAGAGATGGTTGTGCTCAATGCCACACTGGGCAGAGTCAAAGTCACTATCACCGCAGAAGAAACTGATCCTTTGCCGGCTGAGCTGGCCAGTTACAGTGTAGAACGATTCAGTGGCAACTTGGCCGAAGCTGTGTTTGTCAATGCACAAGCACAAGCTCGCGGCGATGTTGACATCTTTGACAGCGTTTATCCTGCATTTGTGCCCAGTCAGACCTGCACTATTCCTGACATCTATGGCCCACCTAGCTATCCTAACCCAGTAAATGCTGGCAACTATCCAGACTGGGCTAGAAATCCTTCACAGTCGTTTAACACTGTGATAATGAACACTGAACATTATTCAAGTTATGTGCCTACTAGCGGATCTAGTTTGACCACATTCCAATTGGAAATGGATCACTTTACAGGCAACGTCAAAGCACAAGCAGCCACTACATATCAGTCTGAGTTTTACAATGTGACCGAAGTACACAGTTACTATAACAAAACAGGAACATCGCATATCAACGTAGAAGGATATCATCCTTTGTTGAGATTGTCCATCGACAGTTGGGCAGGCAACATCAATAGTTCTGTAGCAACAGCTTCGGCCACAGTGGTAGGTGGAGCAGTCACATCCATTGCAATTACCAATGCAGGTGCCGGATACCTGGCTCCTCCAAACATTGCTATCATTGGTGCAGGATCTGGTGCCACAGCCGAAGCAGAAATTACCAACGGTTCAGTAAGTGCGATAAATGTAATAACAGGCGGGTCAGGCTACGTGCCTAGTCCAGTTAATAATATACCAGCAGCGGTTATTATTACCACAGGCTTTATTACAGACATAGTATATAGATGAAATTCAAAAAAATTGTAGGGTTTGGCGATTCATGGATGTATGGAGATGAATTACTGGACCCTGAATTGTCCAGACAATTTGCTGACGCACACTGCTGCTGGACACAAAATGATCAATATCGAGTCGATCGATGTTTTCTAGGGTTGGTGGGAAAACATTATGGTGTTCCTGTTGAAAACTTTGGAGTCCCTGGCGGCTCAATGCAAAGTTCAATTTGGACTTTTCAGTGGTGGTTAGAACATGAATCCAATCCAGAAGATTGTTTGATTTTGATTGGCC